TTGATGACACCCTCGATAGTATCTTTAGCAGCGATATGGCTATTGGTAAATATGTCGCACAAAGGGCTGGTATCGGTATCAACGCGGGTAGAATCCGTGGTATCAACGCTAAAATCCGAGGTGGAGAGGTACAACACACAGGCGTTGTCCCCTTCCTTAAGAAGTTTGAGGCAACTGTCCGATGCTGCACTCAAAACGGCATCAGAGGTGGTTCTGCTACAGTTCACTTTCCTATCTGGCACCAAGAAATAGAAGACATTCTGGTATTAAAGAATAATAAGGGAACCGAAGATAATCGTGTTCGTAAGTTAGACTACAGTATCCAAATCTCTAAACTCTTCTATGAGCGATTCATCCGTAACGAGGAAATCTCACTCTTCTCACCCCACTCAGTGCCTGGTCTATATGATGCTTTTGGAACTGATTCTTTTGACGAGTTATATGTACGTTACGAACGAGATGAGTCTGTTCCTAGAAAGACTATCGGGGCTCAAGAACTCTTTCTGGACCTCCTGAAAGAACGTGCAGAAACTGGTCGTCTTTACATTATGAATATTGACCATTGCAACTCTCACTCTTCTTTTATGGATAAAGTTGAGATGAGTAATCTTTGTCAGGAAATCACTCTCCCAACAAAACCTATTCAACATATTGATGACCCTGATGGTGAAATTGCTCTTTGCATTCTTAGTGCTATTAACGTTGGGAAAATTAGGGATAACGAGGATCTTGAAGTTCTTTGTGATCTTGCTATTAGGAGTCTTGATGAACTCATTGATTTTCAAGGATACCCCGTCAAAGCAGCAGAAATCGCCACTAGAGCACGTCGTTCTCTTGGCGTAGGTTATATTGGTCTGGCACACTATCTTGCCAAGCACGGTGAGCATTACGAGGATCCTAATGCTTGGCAACTTGTCCACGATTTGACTGAGGCATTCCAATACTACCTTATCCAGGCAACCGTAAATCTTGCGAAAGAAAAAGGTGCCTGTGAGTATTCTCATCGTACTAAGTATGGACAGGGTATTCTGCCGATTGATACATACAAGAAGGATGTTGACGAAATCGTTCCGAATAATTTGAAGTATGATTGGGATAGCCTTAGGGAACAAGTTAAGCAATATGGAGTTAGGAACTCAACACTGTCGGCACAAATGCCTTCGGAGAGCAGTTCCGTTGTGTCAAATGCAACAAATGGAATTGAACCACCTAGAGGATACCTGTCCATTAAAAAGTCGAAGAAAGGTCCTCTCAAGCAAATTGTTCCCCAGTATCAAACTCTTAAGAACAATTATACGCTTCTTTGGGATATGCCTAGTAATACTGGTTATATTAATATTGTTGCTGTTATGCAGAAGTTCTTCGATCAAGCGATTTCTGGAAACTGGTCGTATAATCCAGAGAATTATCCCAATAATGAAGTTCCTGTGTCAATAATGGCACAAGACCTTTTGACTACATATAAGTACGGTTGGAAAACCAGTTACTATCAAAATACATATGATATTAAAACTGATGAGGTGGATGAACCCAAAGCATCAGTTGATGATTTAATTTCTGATATTCTTAATTCCGAGGAGGATGATTGTGAGTCTTGTAAAATTTAAAACAAGTTTAGAGGAAAAGAACGTGGTCAATCAGATGACAGTTTTCAACTCTGAAGAAGTTGACACCAAAAAGCAACCAATGTTTTTTGGAAAACCCCTTGGTATTCAAAGATATGATTCTTATAAGTATCCTATTTTTGATAAACTCACAACCCAACAATTAGGTTATTTTTGGAGACCCGAAGAGGTTTCCCTACAGAAAGATAGGGGAGACTATCAGTCTCTCCGTCCTGAACAAAAGCATATTTTTACTTCAAATCTTAAATATCAAGTAATGCTTGATAGTGTTCAGGGTCGTGGGCCCGGAATGGCATTCGCTCCATACTGTTCGCTTCCAGAGTTAGAAGCGTGTATGAAGGTCTGGGAATTCATGGAAATGATTCACTCTAGATCTTATACTTACATCATCAAAAATGTATATTCTGACCCCTCGGATGTATTTGATACTATTTTAAGAGATGATCGTATTTTAGAACGTGCCACCAGTGTTACTGAGGCATATAATGACTTCATTAACAGTGCTCATATGTATGATTCGTCTGAACTGTGGAAACACGCACAAGAATCAGTTCCATTTGCACAGGCAGAAAGATATGAACTCAAACGCAAACTCTATAGAGCAGTTGCAAACGTTAATATTCTTGAAGGTATTCGCTTTTACGTCAGTTTCGCTTGCAGTTTTGCATTTGGCGAACTCAAACTTATGGAAGGAAGTGCAAAAATCATCTCACTAATTGCCAGAGATGAGAATCAGCACCTTGTCATCACTCAAAATATTCTTAACAAATGGAAAGAGGGTGATGACCCAGATATGAAGAGAATTGCTCAAGAAGAAGAACAGTGGTTCTACAAGACATTTGAGAATGCCGTCAATCAAGAAAAACTTTGGGCAGAATATCTGTTCAAGGATGGTTCTATGATTGGTCTGAATGATAAACTTCTTTGTCAATATGTTGAGTGGATTGCGAATCGCAGAATGAAGGCTATTGGTCTTCGCCCACTTTATGATATTCCCGCTAAGAATAATCCTCTTCCTTGGACTGAGCACTGGATTTCCTCTAAAGGTCTTCAAGTTGCACCCCAAGAGACGGAAGTTGAATCCTATATTGTCGGAGGAATCAAACAAGATGTTACCAAAAATACTTTCGCAGGATTCCAATTATGATGAATGGTGCGAACAAGAACTCCTGAACGCATATAAAGATGCAGCAGAATATGATGATTTTCTTTTCGGAGACCACGACTATTCTTATATTTGGTTAGATGATAAAAAAGATGATACTAAATGAGGGTCTTTTAGACCCTCTTTTTTTATATAAATATCTAAAAAAGGTAGATGAAAACCTTCGAAGAATTTTACAATCAAGCAAAAGAAGCACAAAATCTAAATGAAATTGCTGCAGCACCGGCAGCTGCTGTGGTTGGAAAGAGTTTAGGTTCTAAAATTATTCCTGGAGTTGGAGCTTTTGTTGGTGCTGTAGATGCTGCTAATAGAATATCTAAAGGTGATTGGGAAGGTGCCACATATTCTGGACTAGGAGCTGCTGCAAACCTTATTCCTGGTGCTGGGACAGCAGCACAACTGGCCTTAACTGGAGTGCAGCAAGCAAGAGATTATCAGAGAGGAACTGGGGAGTTTGCTAAAGGTGGTGCATTTTCGCAGTACGCAAGAAAACCAGTATCAACACCTTCAACATCTCAGAATCAAAATCCTCAACAATCGCTATCACTTCAAAATAGATCAACTTTAAAACCAACAACACCAATCAAACCAGTAACACGACAACAAATTTCTCAACAATCTGGTGTTGTTGGAAAAGTTTCTACAAATACTTCATACCAATCTAAGTTGGGTGGTGCAAAGGCAACAACAACCTATGGATCTGGTGGCCAGCAAATGGTGAGAGCAAATCTTGGAAATCAAGGAATTAATAAAGTTTCTTCAGGGCAAGTTTCTGCTAATAAATCATATGGTGCAACTTTAGGTGGAGTTAAAGGAACGGTTAAATATAATGCTCAGGGTAATCGCCAATTCCAAGCATTAAAACCAACATCTCAATCTAAACCGATACCTAAACCAACACCTAAACCGATACCTAAACTAACACCTAAACCGCAACAGAAAAAGTTTTTTGGACTCTTTTGATTTATAAATAAATTTATAAAGAACTAAAAAAGAAAAAAATGACAAGAATTACTAGTAGTGAAGTTGCTAGCTTGATGGAAGCGTATAATTCCGTATATGCCCCTCAAGAACAAATTAATGATGATCAGTTGGTAGAAGAAATTTTTGAAGACGTTGCATATTCTTTAATTTCTCAAGGACATACTGCTGTTGATGTTCTAGAATATTTTGCAGATGTTGATGATGAAGTTATTATTGAAGATGTTATTGCACTTTCTGAAGGGACATTAATTTTTGAAGAAGTTGTTTCTGAAGAGTATATTGAAGAGCAATTCCAACAGTTGGATGAGGTTGTTGGCGCTCTTCTTAGAGTTGCTAGTGCAGGAGTTAAAGCTGCTAAGTTTGCCCCAAAGGGTGCTGGACCTCTTGCTAAAACTGGTGCTGCACTGCAGGGTGCTGGTAAGGCAACTACTAGAGTTGCTCAGCAGGGTACAAAGGCAAGTGCTGTAGTCAGACCTGCTGTTGGACGTGCTGTACAAGGTGCTAAGAATGCTATCGGGGGCGCAGTTTCAAAAGTTAAAGACCTTGCTAAAGGTGCATTAGGTAAGATTCCTGGTGGTTCTGGTGGTAAGTTAGCATCGGCTGCTAAAACTGCTGGTAAGTGGGCGTTAGGAGGCGCTGCATTTGAAGGTGGTATGAGAGCAGTTCAAGGTCTTACTGGGGGTGGTAAGGGTGGTGATACTGAGAGTTCTGCACCAAAAACTCCCAAGGCAGGTATGGTGGATACTGCTAAAGGTCAGAGATATAAATCATCTTCTGATGGTAAGATGTATAAGAATTATAATGATGCCTTGGCAGCAAGAAATTCTAGAAGAGGTGTAAAACCAACTCCTGCACCTGCAGCATCTTCTTCTGCAGCACCTTCTGGAGGTTCAGGAAGTGGTGGAGGTTCATCTACTCCTGCCCCCAAATCTACTCCATCTACAAAAGTTGCACCAGCAAAACCATCTACTTCGGATACTAAACTTACTTCGATGCAACAATGGGCGAAGGCAAATCCAAAACTGGCTTCTAAAGTAAAACCAGGTCAGTCTGGATATGATGATATTTCAGCAAAAAGGGATACACCTGGTCCAAATGAAAAGAAAGATCAAACTCCAACACAAGGTCCAGCAGATGCCAAGATTGATACTAAAGCAGTAGATGCCGCTGTAAAGGCACAACAAGAAAGAGATAAAAATAAGGCAAAACCACAGGCAGTAAACGCTTCTTATGAATATGATGCCTATGACCTTGTACTTGAGTATCTCCTCTCACAAGGGCACGTAGATACTGTAGAAGAGGCACATTATGTAATGATGGAGATGGATGCCGAAACTATTGGAAGTATTGTAGAAGAAACAAAATAAAATAACTAATAAAATTAAAATATATTTTCAGGGGGTCTTGACAAGTCCCCTTTTTTATGAGTAGAATAGGTTTGTTCCCGTTAAAGATAAATAATAGCTCATAAGATTACTTTATATGAGCTATGAAAACCCTTGGCAATATAATGGAGAAATTTTTGAGTCTGATCATATCCAAGATTATTTTGGTTTTGTATATCGTATATCTTGCAGTAAGAATGGGCGCAAATATCTGGGTAGAAAGTATTTTTGGTCTTTTAGAACACCTCCAGGGAAAAAAAGGAGAGTAAAACAAGAATCTGATTGGAAAAAGTATTATGGTTCTTGTCCTGAACTAAAGGATGATGTTAAAAAGTATGGTAAAGAGTTCTTCGGTAGAGAAATTATAAGCCTCCATAAGACTAAAGGTGGATGCAACTACGAAGAAACAAAACAACTTTTTCTAAATAATGTACTGGTAGAATCACTTGACACCGGAGAACCTGCATATTATAATTCCAACATACTTGGACGCTATATGCGAAAGGATTACTTCTATGGAAACCTTGGAAATGACTCTTCGGAAGTCTCATGACTGGGCAATTGACCGTATTCATTATTTGAGTGAAAGAAATATTGATGATGCTCATTCAATTCAACGTGAATTTTCCGAATGGTTTGATCCAGAAATTTTAGATCACGATATTTTTTCAATGCAGTATATCGGAGAAGACGATGCAGATTGACCTTCACAATTTCTTTTCACATTACGATCCAAAAAATCCTAACCACGTTGCTGCGGTTGAACAACTGGAAAAGGATTTACTCGTAAAGGCATTAGATTTAATGCAGGATGATGCTAATTGGGTTCGTGTGTATAGAACTCCAATAACTCCCCCCACAACCGGAGTTTTAAATGTTCCATACTATCCTCAAACAGATAATTACAGAGACGCTGATCGTACTTGTAATAGTTCTGCCTGTGCTATGTGTCTGGAGTATTTTAAACCAGGCACACTAAACGGAGCAAAGGGTGATGATGCTTATGTCCAAAAAGTATTTGCCATTGGTGACTCAACTGATCACTCGGTTCAGACCAAAGTTCTGGCAGATTATGGCATTAAGTCAAATTTTAATTATAATCTTTCTTTTGCTGATCTTGATCGTGAGCTTGCCGCTGGGAGACCCGTTGTTATCGGGATCCTTCATCGTGGCACTCTATCTGCTCCTACTGGTGGGCACATGGTTGTAGTCATTGGCAAGAGGGGCGATGATTATGTTGTCAATGATCCATACGGTTCTTTGAATGATGGATACACTGGAGCAGTTACTAATGGTAAAGGTGCTGTGTATAAGAAGTCGGATCTCCAATATCGTTGGTTAGAGAAAGCAAAAGATAAGACTGGTTGGGGCAGAATCTTCGATGCAAAAAAGTAGAGAAGCCAACTAATATTGGTAATGTTAATGGAGTTTCATTAGTTGGCATTTACTTAATCAAAGAGTTTGAAGGATGTCATTTAAATGCTTATCCAGATCCTTTGACTGGAAAACTTCCAATCACGATAGGGTGGGGAAGCACCAAAGATTTTGATGGATCTCCTTTTAAGATGGGTAAAGTAATCACTCAAAAGTATGCTGATACTTTATTGGAATTTGATTTGAAAAATAGATTCCTTCCGAAACTTCAAAAAATTCCTTATTGGGGAGAGATGAATGCAAATCAACAAGGCGCAATTCTTAGCTTTGCTTATAATCTTGGGGCTGATTTTTATGGAGGCTCTGACTTTAATACGATAACAAGAGTCCTTAAAAATAAGGAATGGAATAAAGTTTCCGAGGCACTCAAACTCTATCGTAATCCTGGTACTAATGTTGAAGCAGGATTATTAAGAAGACGAGTTGCAGAATCAAAATTATGGTCATCCTGAATAAGGTTCGGCAATACCTTCATTCATCATCCAATCATTAATTGTGGTTGAATCACCTACAAGATAAAGAGTGCCAAGTATTCTTCCATACTTGTCTTCTTTGTAGGTTTCAATGACCCACTCACCTTCACGGGAGAGTTGTTCTTCTAACCATACCTTTGCTGCCAGACCTCTTGTTTTCTCTTCTAAATCTTTAGTTCTAGTTTCGGGAGCATTAATATCTTTGAGACGAACTC